TTAACAATGCCATGCGCAATGGTAAATTCATCTACGATGTATCTGGTAATGCCAGATAAACTATTGACAAACATAAAATCAATAGTATAACTAGGGAGATAAAGCAAAAGCCTCACCTGACTACCTTTTGCTTTAACCCAAATTTCAATAAAGTCTAAACTAGAAGAACTACCTGTTCAAGTATAGGCCCATGTAGTTACAGGTTGGCCGACCTTAACTATGTGCACCCTAGAAAAATAACAGCCTCTTATTGGTATTAGCTTTTTAACAAAGCCAACTATCAGGAGGATTTATCATGGCTTTCGCAAAGGCAAGTGGATACACTAACCTAAACAATGGAAACTTTTCAAGTGTAATCTACTCAAAAAAAGTACAACTTGCATTCCGCAAGTCAACAGTGTGTGGCGATATTACGAACTCTGACTATTTTGGAGAGATCGCCAACCAAGGGGATACAGTACGTATCATCAAAGAACCTGAAATCTCAGTTTCAGCTTATGCTCGTGGCACAACTATTGCTGCACAAGACCTAGCTGATGCAGACTTTTCACTGGTTGTAGACAAAGCTAACTACTTTGCCTTCAAAATGGACGATATCGAAGAAGCTCATTCACATGTAAACTTCATGGATCTCGCCACTAACCGTGCAGCTTATCGTTTGGCTGATCAGCACGACCAAGAAGTTCTTGGCTACTTGTCTGGTTATAAGCAGTCTGCTCTTCATGCAAATGCAGCAGCAGTAAACGATGTAGTTAATGGCACTAAAGCAAACACATCTGCAGGTTCAGACGAATTGCTTGCTGCCAATAAACTGAAAAAGGGTGACTTTGGTAACATCACTACTACAAGTGCTGCCGACCACTCAATTCCAGTTGCTGCTCGTTTGCCCGGTGCTACAGCACTTCCAACTGCAACTATCTCACCTGCGATGCTTGTATCTCGTATGGCTCGTTTGTTGGATCAACAACAAGTTGACACCCAAGGTCGTTGGATCGTAATTGACCCAGTAATGATGGAAGTCATGCGTGACGAGGATTCACGTTTGCTTAATGCAGACTTCGGAGACTCAGGTGCTCTACGTAACGGTTTGGTTCTAAATAACTTCCACGGTTTCCGTGTGTATGTTTCTTCAAACTTGCCAGCAGTTGGTACTGGTGCAGGTACTACAGGTACTGCAAACCAGAATACTAACTATGGTGCTATTGTTGCAGGACATGATTCAGCCGTTGCTACTGCAGAGCAAATCAACAAGACTGAAACTTACCGTGATCCTGACAGCTTTGCTGATATTGTTCGTGGTATGCATCTATATGGTCGCAAGATTCTTCGTCCAGAAGCTCTTGTTACTGCTAAGTATAACTTGGCGTAACTTTAAAACTTTAAGTAGGCTGCTTAATTGTAGCCTACTTTATTGCTAAATGGAGATAAAAAAATGGCAATCACAACGGCAATGTGTACAAGTTTTAAGTCTGAGCTACTTGGTGGTACACACGACTTAGACACACACACAATTAAACTGGCTCTAATCAAGAGTGGTATGTCTGGAACATATGGGGCAGCTACAACAAACTACTCAAATGTTACAGGTAACTCTGATGAGGCTACAGGTACTAACTATACTGCAGGGGGTCAAAATCTTGACAGTGCTGCTATTACTGTATCAGGGACTACTGCCCTAGTAGACTTTGCAGACGAGGTATTTTCTAACGTAACTACTTCTGCAGCAGGTTGTATTATTTATAATTCATCTGCAACTAATAAGGCTATTGCAGTAATTGACTTTGGTGGCACAGTTAGTGCTACTGCAGGTGATCTTACTATTGAATTTCCTGCTGCAGGAGCATCTACAGCAGTCATTCGTATCGCCTAAAATAAATAGGGGTATACTATGGCACTTGTCGTAAAAGATCGGGTTAAAGAAACGACCACAACTACAGGTACAGGTAGTATCTCTTTAGGGGGGGCAGTAACTAAGTTTAAAACCTTTAGTTCTGCCCTTTCTAATGCTGACACCACTTACTATGCTATAGAGCAACAAGGCAACACTGACG